TAAAGAAGCACACTTAATCAAATATGGTAGTTCACCAGCAACAATGGTTGTTTCTAAAGATGTATATCAAAAAAGAGCAGATAAACATCCCGAATATCAAGGAAAGAAAGCAGGAATCATTGTTTTAACTGCTGAAGGTAAGATTGATTATCGTGTTGGTACATTCTATATTCCATCAAGAGAAGAACTTGTGGGCGGATGGTGTGAAGTCTATAGAAAAGACAGAGAACCTGAACGTGTAGAAGTATCACTTGATGAATATGTTGGTAAAAAGAAAGATGGAACAGTTAACGCTCAATGGAGTGGTAAACCAGCAACAATGATTAGAAAAGTTGCAGTTGCTCAATGTTTAAGAGAAGCGTTTACTTCTGAATTCCAAGGAATGTATGTTCCTGAAGAAATGGGTGTCGAAGATACGACAAGCAACTTTGTTGTAGAAGAAACTCCTCAAGTGCATCAAGCAATTGAAGCAACTACTGCACCAACAATGCAAGATATCATCAATGAAGAAAAACAAGCTGAACCAGTTCCGGTTGATGACTTTGACCCAATGTCAATGTAGGAGGTAACAAGATGCAAGAAGAATGCGTTATACTTCCTCGATCATTTACAAACACGAAAGCCTATAGAGATACTTATTCTCTATGGACTTTCACTTATCTATTGTTCAATTGTGATAATGATGGGCATCTAGAATTGAACATTAGAAATCTAGACTTGCCAATCAGTGAAAATAAATTCAAAGCATCATTGAAGAAATTATATGATGAAGGACTGATTTATGGTGATACACAAGGAAATCATAGAGAAATCTATATAAGTGATTATCAAGAAAAGTATATAGAATAAGAGGTTTAATCAATGGCTGAAAAAGAGGTAAAGAAAGGGTACACAGGATTTTCAAACGAGTTGGTGAATGATCCTATTATTAAAAATTCAAAAGCATGGACTCTGTTTTCCTATTGCCTCTTTAAGGCTTATTTTGATGATAAGTATGGAGAGGCAGGAACCTTTACAACCACACAAATAGAAATGAGAAAGAATTTGAATTGGGACAATAAAACCTTAAAAAAATTTATGGAATTCCTAAAAAACAAAGGTTATATAGATTATAAAACAACTCCTCAAAATACGTTTATAAAGGTGCTGAATTATAAGAAGTGGCGAGGGTATTAGTATAGGAAAAATTCCTACATGGTATAGGAGAAATTCCCATACTGTATAGGAAAAATTCCTACATGGTATAGGAGAAATTCCCATACTGTATAGGAAAAATTCCTACACCCCTTTCTATATATAAACAATATAAACAAAATAAACAAGAAAAAACAAGATAAAACAAGAGGGGTGTGTTGCACACTCACAGATAACAATCCTTCGCATACGACATTGAAGATTGCTATATATAGTAGCGCCCCTCCATTTAGTGAAAGGATTAGTTAAATTTGGAAAAAACGGAAATCAAAAAGATTTTGAAATTTTACAAAAATCTAAATCCATCAACACAATTAAATATCAATGATAGAGAAGTTATAGAAGTTTGGTGTGATGTGTTTATGGAGTACTCATATGAACAGGTAAGAAATGCTATTGTAGCATTTTCAAAAAAGAAACCTTTTGCTCCAAGCATAGGAGAAATTATTTCTAACATTGAAGTTCCTGATTACACAATTGAACTAATTGAACCCTACACCGTAATTGTTAGTTTTGAAGATGAAGAATATGGAAACTTTCCATTTAGATTCTTCAATTCTCAGGAAGCTAAGAAAAATATCGAAAAATTTAAAGAATGCAGTTACGACAAGGAGTCAATCAAGATGCTGCATGAAGAACATGTTAGAAAACGCAATTCTTCGGTTCTTACATACAGGGGAGAAGCAAAGGCAAGATTAGAACAAAAACTTCAAAATCAAAATAACAAGGGAAGTAGAAGATATGATAAACAGAGTAGTTTTAGTTGGTAGGATGACACGTGATCCTGAACTTAGAAGAACTCAAAACGGTTCAGCAGTTACAAGCTTTACTTTAGCGATTAATCGACCAAAGAGAAATGATGAAGAACAACAAGCGGATTACATTTCATGTGTTGTTTGGAATAAGGTCGCTGAAAACGTCGACAAGTACTGTTCCAAAGGTTCACTGGTTGGAGTTGAAGGAAGACTTCGCTCAAGATCTTATGACAACGCTCAAGGTCAACGTGTATATGTTACTGAAGTTGTATGTGATTCAGTTCAGTTTTTAGAAACAAAACCTAGAGACAAATATGAAGAACAACAATATCATTCACAATCAACATACAATCCAAATCAGTACCAACAACCAATACAAAATCAACAACAAGACAGTTTTATGAATGAAAATCCACCTTTCAACATCATGGAAGATGACATTCAATTCTAGTCTAAAATAAAAAACTCAAAATTTTCATTTCTAGCGAGTGTTTACTGTTAAGATGATTAACTTTACCAATTATCTAAAAACATTCGTTAGAATGAAGATTTGACTAAGAAAATAACAAATTAAACAAAAAGGAGAGATGAAAATGCTCATAAAAAAAGATGAAGAACCGTTTTTCTATAAATTTCTTTCAATTGCAAAGGAAATCATCAGGAAAAATAAAAAATACACACCGGTATTTTATGGCGACGATGAAAAGCTATATCTAGTGTGTAACAACTATGCTGCAGTTTATGATTTTCAAAGTAATTTGCTTTTAGATGATGAATTAAGAGAATTTGGAAAAATTCCTTATGAATTATCGAAATTACCGAATGGAGATATGAAATTGACAAAATCTGAACATTTTAGCTGTCAAGAATCATATTTAATTGCGATTAGAAATTTCTTCAAGCATACGGGGTATATGTCGAAAAAAGTTTTTTCTGTAGATAAAGGTGATCCTTACAAGATTCCTAAAATTGTTGAAGTGACACAAAGATGGATCTCTGAAGAAGATAATAAGATTTTGGACAAGATAGGATTTCCTGATATCTATATGTTGGATGCAAAACGTGTTGATGAATTCATTACGCTTGCTGGTGATTGGAATCCATATTATTTGGCAGCGTGTGATCAAACTGAGCTAAATGGTGGTCAAACAACCATCACAATGACAATTTACTTCAATATCAAAGATGACCCTAAGAAAAGTGCTTGTGATCAACAAGAAATGGAGCTTGTACAACAACCTACAAACTATGATGAATTCGAAAATGAAGATGTTGAAGAAATTGAAGATGAGACAGTAGAAGATGATTATCAAGAGGAAGAGCAATTAGATGCACTTCTTGAAGATGCTGTTGTTCCAGAGGAATTAGAAGATGATTTCGACCCAATGCGAGCTTAATCTTGGAATACAAGCGAACTACAAGAAGTTTTGGTTTACCGTTCCAGGAGCAATCGTTGGAAAAGGCAGACCGAGATTTACTACGCAAGGAAAATTCGTAAGAGCGTACACACCTAAAAAAACAAGGGATTACGAACAAAAAATAGCAATGTGCTATCGAAAAACTACAAGTTATCAAAGTGATAAGGCTCTAAGAGTGAAGATATTCGCTTATAGAGAAATACCTAAGTCGACCACTAAAAAATTAAGAGGTTGGCTATTAGATAAAACGTTTCTATGTACTGTCAAGCCTGATATCGACAACATCATCAAAGTAGTTTTAGATGCACTCAATAATGTGGCATATTACGATGATATTCAAGTGTGTGAACTGGTTATCATTCGTGAATTTGCTGAAAATGAATGTTTAAAAATATGTCTAGAAGAAATTGGCGAAAGAAGGCCAAAATAGGAGGGAAAATTATGGGATTGTTTGATTTAGTTAGAGAAGAACAAGAAGCGAAGAAAAAAGCTGAGGAATCAGCTAAAGAAGATGCAGTTGTTGAAGAAGTGGAAAAGGTTGAAGAAGCACCAAAAGAAGCTGATCAA